ACTTACTTTCGCGGGTGTAGAAAAAGGATTGGGGCGGCGGGTGTCGGTGCGACGCTCTTTGATGATTTTCCCCACCCCGGTTAAACCCGTACGGGGCCCCCAGGGTACTAGGGCAGTGGAGTGTCACCTCGACGTTGGTTGCAAAGCCGGTGAGCAGGTGCCAGTGGGGAGTCTGGGTCACCTGGGATGAGATGGTCTGCCTCCACCCTGTCCCCGTACTCAAAAGGTTTGCTACAAATGTGGCAGTGAGTTGCTGCAGCTTTCACCGCACGCGCACGCTTCCTGTAGTCGCCACCGTAGAGCGCAGCTTTCTTTGCTTTGCGTTCAGGGCTGTCCACCCTCCGTGGTCGGCACCCGTCACAGTAGGACCCCCGTGATAGTTGACCGCATTTCAGACAAGGTTTATTGAACGGCATAGGGTATGGGAGTTTTCATTCCGGCCTGAGGTCATCCATCAGGTCGAGCAACTCATCATAGATGTCAGCCTTCGTCAGATATCCGATTGACGCTTCTCGAAGCACTGACGAATACTCTCCAAGTCGGTACCCTGCTGGTGGATAGAGATCGATGAAGTTCCCATCGACTTCGAACTCGCAGCCCGTCTTTATTGCTTTACGTTGAACTTCTGTCTTGGTTGCCATATCTATAGTGTACACCACTAGACACTAATTGTCAAGTAACACAAGAATCATCGAGCAGACATGCCGGACTTCTCGATCCACATATTCATTACGTCGATGAAGTCACGAACGGTCATGTCTTGTAGGGCGTCGAACTCTCGCTCACCGAACGCTATCTCTGCTGCGTCGAACAGAATCATGAGCTCGTCACCGGTCTGCAGATCGCGTGCCATTTTCAAATCCACAACGAATGACACTGGGAGTGTAAAGAAGTTCTGGGCGACTGCACGGAAGTCCTTGTGATGGAGTTCTATCGGTGGCGGGTCCATGCGGAAAGTCATAGTAAATCTATCTTCCCACGGAACGGGACACCCTTCTCCAGTTCGAAACAGGTCAGTGCTGGTGTTGAGTCACCTCCCGCGCCATTCATCCTCGTGAACCAGTCGGAGCCGTTATCCATCGTCGAGGCTTGGATCCACCAGCGTTCGTGTCCTTCGGTGCCAGCGAACTGTTCGACCCTGTGATGATGGAAGTGTCCAGTCACCATCAGTGTTGCAGCAGCCAGATACGACGTGTTGAACACAGCCTTAGTCCAGAACCCCTGGAACCCGTCAGGGCGTGACACTTGATGGCCGTGAATAGCTCCAAGGATATGGGAGCCGTCATCGAACACATCGAATGCGAAGCCTTCGTCATGAGCTTGTGGAATAAGCCACCTATCAACACTTAGACCGACTTCTGTTGCTAAGCGTCGAAGTTGCTGCAGGATAACGATTCCCCAGTCGTCCGTACCTGGTTTGCCGACAGCTGCCTTATTCACCCTGAACTGGCAATGATTCGATGCGACAGACCCGTAGGTTACTGGCGCATACTTAGATGCAATTTTCATCAGATCCCACAGCAACGCGCTAGCCAGGTCAACCTGTTGCATCGGTGACAGTGTGTTCGTGACCAGCTGATCCATGTCAGCCTTATTCTGCACACCCTCCACCACGTCACCCATGTCAAGGATGATTACCTGGTCGTACTTGCCGGACTTCAGTTTCTCCTCGACGCGAGCGTAGGCTGCCTGGATGCGTTGGATGGATTCCTCGTGACCGCCACGGGAACCGCCTTTACCAATCTGGAAGTCAGCAGGGCAGATAACGAATGCACGATCCGTGCGCTTCGGTTTCGGTTTCGAATGTTTCGAATTGCGTTTCGCCTGCGCATAGAGTGTTGGCAGGTCGAGGTCTGTGACTTTCTTTCGGAAGTGGAACCGGTACGCCGTTAGCCAGAGTCCGTCCCAACGCTGCCATTGTGACGTGCGAGGAGTTCCCACGATCTCGTACTCGTCAGGACTATAACCACGCTCAGCGAGGAAGTCATCAAAGTTCGGAGGCTCCGGCAATCCCTCCGTTGTGGCCGTACCCTCGTTACCGTCGAACTCCAGACCAGGCCTGAAATCCTTAGGTGCCGTTACCTTCTTTGCAGGTTCCAAATCTTCCAGCATGTTTCCACCTTACTTGCAGGAGCAATATCGACTGCGATGTTTACGGATAGGTTTCTCACTGATACGGAGCCCGCGATCCGTCAGGGCACGAGCAAGAGCATTATTACTCCACGCTTCCGTATCAGCCAAAGCATTGAGCAGGATGGTCTGGTCAGACTCATCGAGTTGCTCAAGGATTGTTCGCACAGCGCACGGAATAACTCGCGCCGGTGGTGTCAAATCCTCAAGCATTAGCCCTAGTAGTATCGATGAGTTTGAACGCCACCTCCAGGAACCACGGGTTCAGGTTGTGAGTCGTCGCACACTCATTGAGGGCGTGGGCGAGGGCGTTCCTTATCTGGTCGAAGTCCTCATCCCAGACCAGGTTCGGATCCTGCAACAGGTTTGCTGCCTCCTTGTAGGGCTGGAATAGGTCGTCACTTATCTTCAGTGATTGAGCTCGTAGGGATTCTTGAACAGTGGACATTAGTGCTCCTTTCGTAGGTTTGGGTCAAGCCTATTCAGGCAAATCTAGGAAATCTAAGGATTGAAACGCCGTGTTATCGAAATGTGATAATTCGTTCACTCGCACGAATGCACCGGGTTCACGATGGTCCGCATACACTTTCCGCGCCAAAGTCCTGATGACCTGCGAATCGTCGTCGTAGATCACACCTGTCAAAGCATCACCGACACCGCGAATGAGCTTGTCCAAATCCGGTGGCACGGTTGGTGTTGGCCGGGATTGTCTGGAAACGGAGGAAGGCCGGTCAAGATAGAACATAACCTCTAACTCAACCGGCCCCGTCACACGAGCCCAACCAGCGATAGTGACCGCGTTCTCTGCAGCTTCCCTGACCGCAGACCTCCATGCAGGGAGAAACTTCGAAGATTCGATGAAACGATTATTGCCGATGCTTTTCTTCGACCCCTGAGGAGCAGGCCGTCCCAGCACGTCAAACGTTATTTCCACGCCCTCCAGGGTAGCGCTTAGGTTTGACAAAACTCATGAGAACCGCCAGACACAACATAGATCCGAAAATCCATCCCAGAACGCTCGTGATGTTGGTTTCGACCTGGTAAGCCAAGAGCAAATAATTGATGCCCATCGAGAAGGCGAGGATCCGTCCGAAGTTTTCCATTAGAACGGTGCCTGCTCATCGATACCGCCGGGAATCTTGACATCCCAGATAGCGTTCACTGCAGCATGACCGGACTTCTCCACAACCTGATTCGCTGCGGGTTCCACGTTCTCGGCACGGACTTTGATGCTGAAACCGGACGATCCGTCACGCTTCTGGAAAACGTTGGTGCCCGTAATCCGTCCCGTTACAACAACCTGCTTCACACCGTCGAGCGGAGCCCTGTTGTCTGTAGTGACGTCATAGATTGTCTTGTCCACGGTTTCCCAGTCGCCCTGATGATTCTGCTTCCGAACATCGACACTTACTTTCAGTGCTCGACCCCAGTCAAAATCCTTGACATCGTTCAGCCAGCCCGTCACAGTGACAAGCGCTTGATTCTTAACCATGATTACCCTTTCTCGTATCCGATGACATGTTGCGGGTTGCAACAGTCATTATGTCCGCAACTTCTGACACCAGGGAACACCGGGTTCCCATCATCATCCATTGGCGTGATCTCATCAGCTCCGAAATGTCCATGCCACGGCATACACTTCCCGTCATCTGTGAGGGAAATAGTTTGAACTTTCCTTGCTCTGCATGATGCACACAGGATGGTCCGTCCTCGCCTGGAGGAAACGGTCCACCGATAGCCACAACGCTCACACTCGACCTCCGGCATTCAGACTCCGGTAAGCAATCTCAAGCTGTGCATCAGTGAACTCATACTTCCCAATATTAGTTCTTTTCATCGGAGTTTTCTTTCGCTTGACCGGTGTTTTCTTCGGTTCAGGCTGTTCCTCAAGAGATTCCATACGCTCCAAATACCGAGCACGAGCCCAATAATCTTCGGCCTGCTTACCGAGGCGTTTCTTCATCATGATCTGTTCCCACCGGTCAGGATTCTCCTCACGCAGCTTCTTCATGTCGATTCCGAGCTCCTCAGCCCATACAACGCGCCTGTGATTAGTAATCATCGGATCCTCACCAACAGGACATGCTCACGAACTGCGTCACGCTTGTCCGCATCACAGACAAGCGCAATCGCCTCCTCCGTCAACGGTTCCACACCACCCTCAGCCCAATACGGCAAAACCTCCATCACATTCCCCTTTCAATCGCATCAAGGATTTCCTCACCTAGAGCATACGGAATCATCGAACGAATCACAGCACCGTCACGACCCTGCGTGCCTGTCCTCGCGCCTCGCGGTGCAGCAACATGACACGAAGCACCATTCTTACAAGCGGGACGAGGTTCCCAATTTTTCACCGTTGTCCACAAATCCGTCGGCTTCATCCGATCATCACCATACTGGCAATAGGTCACAGTCCACCGAGTCAAGCCATCGAGAATAGGGAGTTTCCGCAACATTCCTCTAGGGTTCTCAATCACAAAGCCATAGCGAGGATTGAGCTCCTCACACAGTTTCCTTGTGTGAGCAACTAATTTCATCGCCTGTTCAGCGGCCTCAGTCTTTGGTTTAGCAGTGCCATACCAATGGTGACCGATAGAGGCAACACTGAAAGCAGTACAAGGAGGAGAAGCCCACACAAAGTCAGGCTGACCATACCGAGCAATCAAATCCTCAGCATTCATTTCAAACACATCCGCGAACACTGTCACATCAAACTGGAAGTCATTGTCAAAACTGATAACAGTGTGACCTGCATCCTCGAAAGCCTGCGTCGATGAGCGAGTACCAGCGAAAAAATCAAATATCAGCATCATTTACACCCAAACTCCCCAGGCCTACATTCCCAATGATCCCCAGCATCATGAAAATCACGAACCCAACCACGACGCTCAGGTGTCGGAGTAGCAACAATCTTCGGCTCCTCGTACTCATCCTCCCAACGTTCCCCATTCAACCAAGTCGAAGGATGAGCAATGAATTGAGGGTCATCCATATCCTCATTAGTCACATAAGCAGCAACTCCTGCAAGGATCGTGTCAAGGTCTGTTTTCTCAAGAGCTTTCTCGAATGCTCTACGGGCTTGTCCTTTGCCTTTCTTCCGCGGATATACAGCCCAGAAATCATTGAATTGCTCGTTAATATCATTCTCTGGTTCTACGTTCTGTGGTTCTCGTTCAGTGGTTCTAGTTAGTGGGACAGTGGTGTCCCCAGGTGGCGTCACCGGTGTCCCCACCCTGGCGTCAGCGTTGTCCCTACCTAGCGACTCCCGTGTCCCCAGGTGATCGGGAATACGCCTCACAGTGTAAAGATTCGATTGATAAGCGTCACCGTTGCGTCGATGAGTTTTCCGCAAAGCACCTGCAGCAACGAGGTCGCGGATTGCACGATCTACCGACTTGACCGAACACAGCGCTCGGTCTGCCAAAGTTTCCCGCGCTGGAAACGCTTGCAGCGTGTCGTTGTCTGCATAGCGAGCAATCAGCGCATAAATGCGAATCGCTCTGTCTGAAAGTCCAGCATCAAGCACCCACTCGGGCACGATGCTGAATCTGATGTCTGATTCTAGTAGGTCACTCATTATGTTCCATTCCCCGGCTTATCCCGTAGAATGGAATATGCCGGTAGCCTATTTACCGGTTTTCTGTGAGGGTCAGGGTGTGAGCTCTGGCCCTCACTCTATTGTACCCCTAGAACGCCCTATCGATTTCTGTGGCTCTGACCTTAGCACCATCCGGCAGCACAAACCACCAAGCAAACGTTCCACGGTCAAACACAGGACGATTCAGGGACTCCCACACAGCCAACTTGTGCCCCCAACCCCGAGCTGTTGCAGCAAGTTCCGCATTCGACTCCATGTCACCATTCCATTTCGAACACACCATGATTAGGTTGTCTGGTCTGTCGAGGCGTTTCGACCCACCCATCCCACGATTGATTCGGTGATGAGGGACGAGCTCATCCTCACGGCCACAATGCCAACAGTGATCGTCACGCTCCTGAATGAGCTTCAAAACTTTCTTCGGCACCGCCATAAACCCAGTTTATACTTGTACAGGGTCTGGATGGATTCGACTGACCAGGAAAACGCAAAGCGACCTGTTTAGGACCGGGGTTCGATTCCCCGCAGATCCACGAAAAAAAGTTTGTGAATGTAGTTGCGCTAGTGTGTCTTGTGCTATACACTTATTACAACAGCAACAAGAAAGGTGGAAAACCAAATGGAAAACTACAAGCTCAACATTGAGGTCGAGATTGACGGAACCTACCAGCCAGTCAGCATCGAGAAGGTGTACCCGACCATCCAAAAGGCTCGCGCAGCACTCTACGGTCAACTCGCCAAGTATGACCGCAAGGACATGTGTGCTAAGGGCAACGTGGTCAAGGTAGCAGCCTAAGACACACCGAGAGAGCCCCGCTTCGGCGGGGCTTTTCTCATTACAGCTTCATTTCAGCCTGGACCATTTTCGCGCTCGTCGCCTGCGCCATGATCGCCGACTCAATCGCCCGCAACTTTGCACGAACCCTATCAACCTTAGCCTTCGCCAAATCCCGCTCCAAGCGTGCATCGGCTGACTCTAGTTTCGCGTGCGCCTGCCGTTCCGCAACCGAACCTGAAGCCGATAAGAACGCCTTAGCCTCCACCGTGTCCAACGTATTCTCGCATCGAGCCAAATGCTCCATTACCTCCGCATAAACTTCAATGCCTTTACGGTTCTCCGCTGTCAGTTCAGCGAGCTCCTGCACAATCTCTGACGCAATCACACAACATCACCAACCTTTCGATGAGAGCAATACGGAACACTTCGGCGTCTGGGTCATTTCTTGCCAGACTTTCCCTGTACGCCTGCGTTAGTTCCTGAACGCTTGCTGCCAGAATCGAGTGCTTCAGCATACTCCTTGACTTTCGCTAACTCTGCTGGTGACGCCCCACCGAGTTGTGCCTCCGACCACAACAACCGCAACGCATCAATATCAGTAATGGTACTAGCCTCGGTCACCCAGTCACGTTTCTTCTGGGATTGTTCGTGGCGTTGCACTTTCGCCATCTCCTCAGCCGAAGGCCGTTTCGCACCGGTGAACTCCCCACCGAGGTCCGCCAGGGCTCTACCGATGGCAGAAGTAGCGCAATTTTCCACCATGCTCACCCTGTTCACCGGACTGGAGTCGATACGTTCCTCCGCATAATCCGTCGTCACAGGTCGTTCGTCCTTACGATCCAAGTACACCTCAGCACGGATAACACACTGGTCTGCTGCAAAGTGCACGAGCTCAGTGTGCAACCGCCCGTCAGGGTACTTCTTCCAGAACGCATCAATACGCTCCGCAACCGTCGAATACTGTGACAAATCAAACCTAGCCATCGTTACTCCTCAGATAGTCATCAATCAAACCGTTGC